GTCTGAAGTACTAGTTGAGAAATTCCATGGATAACTTGCATCGTTTACTGTGATTTTATGAGCAGAAATCTTTGTAACATGACCAATTGTGCCATTGTCTAATCTTACTGCAATGCTCATTTCACCAACTGATAAACTAGACTGTGCTTTGTCAACTAATACACAAATAGCTTTTCTACCTGCGGTGTCTTCGCATTGGAATTTTTTAGCACCTTTTTGTTTTATAATATAGCCTTGTACAGGGCTAGTACCGTTGTGAAAGTGTACTTTAATGTTTGGTAGTGCGTTTGCACCAAAATATTTTTTATTTAATGGACGTCCCATGTTGTTTCTCCTTTATATTATGATCGTTCTATTGATCTACGCGGTTGGGTTACCGCATAAACCCTATTGGGTGAACATGATTATTTAGCAGATTTACAATTATCGCCGTGCCAGCGGGGATAAGTGTTAACAGCAGAGTCTTGACCGCAGTGAGGACAGACTAGACGTTCTCTTTTACTACCTCGAATTTTAGAAGCACGTTTTTCTATTGTTTCAGGACTGTATTTTCTACCTTTGGCTTTTTCGCTGATTTTTTTCCGAGTCTCTTCGCTATGAGAAGTATCATAATTAGGATTTTTACTTTTATGATTTTTAGAAAGATTTTCTTTCCATTCTTTACTGAAAGGGTTTCTTTTGCGTCCGGTAATGGCTGCAATTTGTTTAGCTTTTTCTTCGGGCGGTTGTACTCTTCCTTTGTTGAGGTTAGAGATGTATTGACTGTATTCTTCACGTAATGCTTCATAGATACGACCTGTTATTTTAGATTCATACCGTTTTTGATTAGGCCCTTTGGCCTGCATCATGTACATGGCGTTGATCATTTTGCCTCGAGAATCTTCTGTGTACATTTTAGTCAACAACCAATGGCATATAAAATGTTCACGAGCGGTTAAATCTACTAGATTATCAGATGTATCTAATCCACCCAAGCTACGAGGAATTATGTGATGTGTTTCTGTGTACCCATCTATCTTTCTGTTTTTTGCCTTATCGGTTATGGCCGAATACCATTTTTCGTATTTGTTCATACTATTATTTATTATGTTGTTTATTTCTACATAATATTTTGGCCAACAAAAAACCCAGTAAAAACTGGGCTTTTGTTTTGTTGCGTTGTGTAGCTTTGGATTATCTGAAAGAAACGTTTGCTGAAGTAATAGCAACTTTTCCTAGGTAATCTGCGGCATTTCCTAACGAACTGGCAGTATTTGAGAGCTCGACGTACCCGTAGCGAGTTAAAAAGCCAACTACTGGTTCAAATGTTGCTGGATCAAGAACAACACCAGAACTCATTAACGGAATGTATGGGCAATAGAATGCGGCTGCATCAGCCTCTGAAGCACCTTTGTATCCGATAAGGATTTGGTTATTGTCATCTGTATCTGACTTGTATGCGTCAACATAAATGCGCATTGCGCCATTTAATGTACCAACAAACTTAGTGTTTGTAGGTGCTTCAAATGTACCTTCTGTTGTACGAGCAAAAGCTGAAGTAGTAGCAGATTGTAAAATTGTTAATGCTTGGTTTGAAACAACTGCCCAGTTACCAGCACCACGACGTGTACGTTGAGCAATTAAATTGCTTACACGGTTGATCTGAATAGCTAAAGCGGCATGCTCATCACCTACGAATGTAGCTGTACCTGAAACTAATGACTGGTCATATGTTTCTTCTACAGTTGCTAAATTACGTAATGAAGCTAAAATTTCTTGGTCGATTTCAGCAGTAATTTCTTGTGCTAAAGCAGCCATGATTTCTGCTTCGATATCAATACCTTGTTGTGCCTGTGCATCTTGAGCGGCTTCGAAAGTCCAACGAGCTGATAACTTACGTGATTTAGCTTCGACTGGAGTCTTTAGAATTTGAATGCTCATACGCTTACCTGGTACGCCTTCTAAAGCTGATGTTGAATTAGCTTTAGGGTTACTATCAACGTTGTTACCAGAATATGCACTAGCAATCTTGAATGGGCTTAATGCCTCTTCGCCTGCTGATACATTGTCAGCACCGTCGGCATAACGCACACGTAATGTGTGGATCTGTCCAACTGGGCCTGTCATTGGTTGTACACCAACGATTTCATTTGCAATAACTGTAGGCATAACACGACGAATAACGGGTAGAATAACACGGTTAAGTGTTGCTACGTTACCTGCTGATGTTGCACCTGCTGTTGCGCTCTCTGTCAAGCTACGACGTGTGTTTTCTAAGCATACAGCCATTGAAGCACGACGGTTACCCTGTAGGCCTTCAAGTAGAGCTTCTTTGGTCTCGGACCATCTTTCATTTAATAATTGTGACATTTATGTCTCCTTGAATTTTAATTATTTTAAACCCGCTAATTTGCGGATATCTAAAATGTTATCTAAGCCTACCGCGGGCTGACTTTTAACTTCACGATCACCAGTAATTTCTGTGCTTTCTTGGAGCATAGCTTTCTTGGAAATCTTCTTGTCGCCTTCCATTACTGCTGGTAGGTATTTTTCGAAAGCATTAGAAAGTTTTGCAGTCTGTACAGACTCTAAAAGTTCCTTCATGATTTCACGTTTGCCGGCATCTAAAGGTGCTAGCATTTCGCTCATAACTTCTTTGCGTTCCATTAAATCTCTAGTAACACGAAGTTCGCGTTCTTTTGATTCTGCAAGATTTGCCTTTTCTGCTACGGCTTGCTGTGCTTCGGCTAACTCCTGCTCTTTTTTACTGATAATCTTTAACAATTTACTTGTTTCAGATTTTTCATTTAAGAAAGAAGCAGAATACTCCTGAGCGAAAGCTTCATAAATGCGGCGACCAAAATCATTGTTACGTGAATTTTCAACATCTTCTTTTAATTGCTTAATTTCTGAAGTTAATTTTCTTGTAACAGTTGATTCTACTACTTGAGCACTGCGCTTAATGAAACTTTGTTTGATTTCATCAAATTTACTACGAGCTTCGCGAACTAACTTAACTTTAGTTTCAGCTAGATCCTGCTTATCGATAGCAAATTCATTTATTTCTTTAGCTAGAGCATGTACTACAAACTGCTCTAACTTAGCAAAATTTTCAGCAACACGACTGCGGTCACCTTGGAATTCTACTAATTCTTTACCTAATTGCTTGATAACAAAACCTTCTAATTTCTTAGCGTCTTCTGCTATACGTGTTTGATAAGCGGCTTTAGCTTCTGCTAAGGCTGTTTTATCTTCATGCAATTCGGACATTTCTGCGGCCAATCTATCACTTAACATCTTGTCGATCGCTTCAACCATAACAGTTTTATCATGATTAAATTTTTGTGCGAATTCTTCGCGAAGTTCAGCTGAAATTTGGTCGCGACTTTCTTGAACTTTTTGTGCAAATGCAGATTCAATAACAGATTTTGTTTCTTCTGTCATTACACCTGATTCCACTAATTGTTTGAATGCGTCCAACATATATATTTCTCCTCGGGCTTATTTTAGACCTTTAATAATTTGAAGCAGTCCTTCCTTCAAATATTTCTGGGCCTTTGGATCCTCTTGTACTTCGTGTGCAATCTGTATTGCTCTATTACCTCTGCGTGTGTTCATTAAATGTTCATACACAGGAGTAGGATAAGCACCAGGTGCACTTGGCTGTGCAACCACGTCTACCGTAATAATTTCAAAATCGGATACTTTTCCGTTCATATCGTTAACGTTTCCGCTACCTCTTGAACTAACACCAAGTTTTACACCGCTTTCAAGCATGGTACGTATTAGGTTGCCCATTGGGGTAGGTAAAATTTTCATTTTACCATATCCATTAGGACCTTCCATCCACATTTGAGTTATCATGTGGCTTACTCGGTCCAAATTTACTTTTAAATCTTCCGGATGATCTACTTCACCTAGTACAGAATAACCATTTTGTATTTGATCGTTTAGAGTTTTAACAGCACGTTCAATTTCGTCAACAGGATAAACACGCTGGTTAGCGTTGCGTATCCCGCCTTGAATTGCGATGCCTTTTAAATAAAGACTTTTACCGTCTTTTTCGTCTGACTCAAGTACTACTTGAGCTTGATCAAAACTTAATGTTTCTCTTAGGTATGAATATTTCATCCAGGGTCTCTAATTATAGTTTTTTCAAGAAAGGCTTGTCACTGCTTACAGATGTTTGACCAGCTTTATCGCCTGAACCAGAACCAACTGGACCAGGATTACTACTGTTTTGTGCTACCTTCTTTAGATTCTTAACACCAGCGTTGCCACCTGGCTTGCTGTTTGTTTCCCAATCTTTACCTGTAAACTGTTCTGATTTCTCAGGAGTAATACCTTTGTTTACTTTGTTTGGTGTTGTACCTGTGTTCTTTTGACCTTCGTCGCCGCCTTGTGCTAAGTTTTTAGCATTGGCACCGCTTGTTGGCTTAGTACGATCAGCGTTTGTGTTAATAGCACTTTTACCTTCTGTTGGAGCTGGAAAGCTTTCGCCTGTGTTAGCACCTACGTACTGACCTTGTGTCTTTTGTGAATTCTTTTCCCAATCATTACCGACTTTTTCAACGTACTCACGAGTTACACGACGGCCTTCAAATGCTGGTTTACCCATTGCCATTTCGTCATCTTCTTCGTCATCATCGTCGCCAAAGCCGCCCATGCCCATATCAGCTTCTTCGCCGCCTTGTGCTTGTTCTAATTCAGCAAATGCCGCTTCTAATTCTTGAATAGCATTTTTGATATCCATCATAGCTGAATCTTCGCTATCTTCGTGATCTTCTTCGCTACGATCTGCGCCAATTTCTTGACCTAACATGCCTGTAGCGTCATCATCTTCTTGATCAAATCCATCGTCTTTGTCTGCTTCATCGAAAGCATATGAATCTTCTAATTCTTCCATAGATTCTTCCATGTCTTCATCATCCATAGATTCGTCCATGTTTTCTTCATCATCCATAGATTCGTCCATGTTTTCTTCGTCGTCGGCTTTAGCTTCGTCCATGTCTTCATCTTCTTCTTCAGCGATGAGGTTTTCATAAATCTGTCTAGATTTTTCAACTACTATTTCATGGAAAAGCTCATTAGCTTTATCATGTTCTTCGTTAATCAAGTAATCTAGCAACTTTTCAAATTTCGTTGACATTGCGGTATCTCCTTAAGGTTGTGGGGCAAGGTTATGTATTATATTTACAGTTATCAAGTAATACTTATGTGTAATAGGCCTAAAACGAGTCGTTTTAGGCAAAGAGGGCGATATTTTCTTTAAAGTATTTAAGTTTTATTCTAAAAAAGTTATATAGGTACTTATGCTGGTGCCGCTTCTGGCGGTGGTGCCGCATACATTTTACGAATTAATCCTAATTCTTCTTTAACTTCTTTATCGTGAGCATCGCTGGCTTTTCGAATATCGTTAATCATTCGTAATGTTAATCTAGTCTTTCTTAAATCTTTATCTTTTAAAACACTAGTGTCGTTCTGACTCAAATATCGATCATCTTCTTGAGGATCTTGGTGTTTGTTGTCAAACTGGATAAATTCTCTTAGTAGCATAAGTGTATTTATACTATTAAGCCGGCGGAGCCGCTTCGCCTCCCGGAGCTGGAGCGGCACCGGGCTCAGCTCCTGGTTCGCCTTCCATTCCTTCCGGAGGAACACCTGCTTCTGGAGTAGATAACGAACTAAGATCACTTGTCATGTTATTAGCTGTTATGCCTCCGCTACGTAATTCAGCACTTGCACTAAGAATAGTATCAGCATCGATGTTTTCTTCTTTCCATAATTTTTCATTTTCTGCAACTTCTTCGCTGGTTAATCCTAAGAATCGTTTTAACGCGAATCTTTTGCTAATCATTGGTACTGCTACCATAGTATTAAATGTGTTAACTCGAGCAGTGTCCATTTCTGCTTGACGGTAAGAGGCAAAATTTTGCGGTGGATTAAATTTTAAGTCAAAAATATTAAAATCAACATTGATACCTTTGTTGGTTAGATACAGTTTAAACTCTGTATCAAATGTGTCATTAATTAAACTTTGTAATCTTTCACAATATTTGTTAAATCTTAATTCTTGAATATAAGCAGTACCTACACGACCGTCATTGAAACTGCTTCCACCATCATCTGAACTAGTAGGTAAGTAGCTACTTGGAATACGTAAAGCACGGAATAATTTATTGGTAAAATATTTAAGATCGTCAATTTCACCTAGATTTTGTCCACCTTGTAGAATTTCAACCTTACTTCCTCTACCTTCTGCTGTTTGCGGAAAGAAATAATCTTCATTTATACTGAGAGGATTATACGACGAATCAACTACTGTTTGACTGCCACCTGTTACACTTGGAATACGTCGCTGATTAACTTCGTTTTTTACCCGTTCTACGAATCCCATAGCTAAATGGCTAGGCATATTACCTACATCGATATAAAATACTCTGCGTTCTGGAGCACGTTGTACACGATAGATAATAATACTATCTTCTAAAAGTTCTTTTTGTTTGAATACTTTGAAAATACTTTCCATTAATGAGTTACCAAACGGATAGTTGTTGTCTATCCCTTCACTCATGGAAAGATGTATTACATGGCGAGCATCGATAGCATATTGATTTTGGTTTAATGCAAATCTATTACCTGTTGTATTGGTCGGAAATGATCCAACCATGCCCCTCGATCCGCCTGCACCGCCGTTGCCAGTTCCGTAAGCACCACCAAATGTGCTTCCGCCGCCTTGTACGTTGCTAGGTTGAATTGCTGTTGTTGCTAGTGTTTCTAAATTAGGATTATAATCTCTAATAATATATTGTTCTGGCTTTTTTCCTTCGCTTTCATTGACAATAATCTTGTCTAATTTTGCCGGATCAATGTACATCCATGCTTGTGTTTCTGGATCTCGAACAAAAAATACATCGCCGTATTTAAAAGCATTACGCACTATTTTAAAAATGCGTTTGTCAAATTTGTTTAACTTACCCCATTGCTGTAGGTATTTTTTAATAATGGTAATTTCACTATTAGTTGCATTGTCTTTAAAAAATAATTGAAATGGTGTACCGTTTTCTTCGTTAGGTTGAGTACAGAATTCAGCTAAGATATCCAGTGCGGCATTAACTTCCGAATCGCTGTCCATAGTATCGTACTGTCCATATCGTTCTAATCGATTTGGATGGCCAGCATAAACATCGGGCAAATAGCTTGAATAATTTGTTCGAGCTGGACTTGTACCGCCACCGCCTCCTCCGCTGATCGGACTTAGCGAACCGTCTGTATTAACGGGAGTAAAGTATCTACGCCATGACATATTTAATTTTCCTTAGTGTTTTATTTATATAATAGGTCATACACGCAAGGTTAGAATAGATCGCCGCTTAGATTTTTAGTAGCGTCTACATTTTGTTTGGCATAATCGGCAGTTTCTCTTACGTATTTTATTACATCTAACGTTCTAATATTTAAAGTTTTCATTTCTGCGGCAATATGAGCTAAAGAAGCTATCGGGTCTTGTGTTTTTTCAGACTGGGCTTCTGCACCGGCAGTAGTTCCCGAACCCGAGTTTGAAGTTCCGCCAGTTCCTGAACTTAATTTTATTTTTTTTAAGCTATTAGTTAAGTTATCAATATCACCAACTTTTAATGTTAATAGATTAGAAAGATTTTTATTAATTAATTGCATTCCTTCGCCAGCTTCTTTTAATCCTGGGCCTAATTTAGCAAACTTTGCAAGTTTTTCCATAGGAGTATCTATCCCAACTAAGCTACCGAGTCCGTTGGCTAATCCGCCTAAAACATTTCCAAAACTCGCAAATGCTTGTCCTGCGCCAAATGACGCTAGACCTGCACCTAATGCTATCATTCCGCCACCGACTTTTATTAAATTCATACCATCAACTTTGGCAATTTGGTCGAGCCCTTCGGCTAATGTAGGTAATGCCTTGCCCATAAGCCATGATGCGGCCGCAATGCCGGCACCTATTAAAGCTATCGAAGCTGCCAGTGCCCCTGCGCCTAATATTATCTGAGGAGCACCTGTACCAAATGCTTTAAGTCCGAGGGCTAGACCTTCTAATACTCCGCCTGCTAGTGATCCTTTTCCGCTACCCGCTCCGCCAATCTTGTCGGCTATGCCTTCTGCTTTACCGACATTTTTTCCTAATCCGCCAAGTCCGGGAATTTTACTTAACATGCCAGAAACGCCGCCGGCTGCTTCTAATTTATTTTTAGTAACTAATAATCCGACCGCAATAGTAATTGCACCAGCAAGCAATCCAATCTTTCCAATAGTTGTATTCAGCCCTTCTGCTACAAAACTAGTTATCGAGGCTAGTGTTTCGAATACCGGCAATAAAATACTTAACAAACTGTTACCTAATTTTTGAATGGCGACCTGTGCCTTGCCCGCTTCATCGGCTTGGCTTGTATCTCGTTTGATTTTTTCCGCTTGAATCTCTCGATCTCTTTCACTTAATTTTTCTTCGCTAGTTAGTCCTGCTTGCATTTGGTTAGCCGATGTTAATACCGCATCACGAATACTGTCAAACGATTTACTAACGCTTAATGTTCTAGTATCAACTTGATTTATTCCTCCTTGGATAGCAAGACTTAATTGATTTTGATATTTGATATATTCAGCAGATCCTAATTGGGCTTTTGACATTTTAGCATAAATTTCTTGCGCTTGTGGAGCTAAAGATGATAACATTTTACCGCCCTGGGTTACAACATTTCTCCCTTGAGCTTGTGCAAGTGCCATGTCCTTACCTGCATCACCATACATCATTGTCATATATTTGACATTTGCTTCAAACGCGGCTCTTTCTTTAGCAGGCATTCTTGCCGCTGTCATTTGAATATCTGCGTCTAATTTCTGTTTTTTCATTAGATCGTCTTGTTCTTTTCTACTTTTACCTGTAACTTCAGCAAGTCTGTCTAATTCTTCAAGGTACTGAGCCGCCCCCTCTCTAAGTTGTTGATTAGATTCTAGATCTTTTTTATTGCTAATGCCAGAAGCGGACAAATAAGTTATCATTCCTTGATTGGCTTCCTCTGCTGAAAAGCCCAAAGCTCGCAAATGATCACCGACTTCACTATCTAAGATAGAATGACTAAATTTAGAAAATGCAACAGCACCGCCATTTACACTGCCCCCAAATCGCACAAAATTTTCTTTGTTTTCTTGCAGTAGTTTGGAAAAATCACCTAATGCCATAAAACTTTCAGCCGCTGCCATTCGCATATCAGTTAAACTACCACCGAAATTAATTCCAGCCTTTGATAAATCTTGATAAGTTTTATAGTATTCTTGTTGGATACTTGCAACCGCGCCGAGGCCTTTCATTATTTGACCTAATGCACCGGGGATTTGATCTCCGATTTGTTTAAACGCTGTGCCTACATCACCTGTTCCAGAGGTTAATGTTTTTACTACTGGTGTAAAATTTTGAAAAACATCGCTAATACTGTCTGCTATATTGCTGGCCTTACCGTAGGCGGCTCCTAATCTATAGGCAGCGGACCCAGTATGTTCTAATTCCTCGTTTAATTTTTTAATTGTGTTAGGATCAATGCCGGCATTTTGAGCTATTTTATCAACGGCTGCGGCTGCTTCTTTGCTGGATGCCTTCATAGCAACCAGCAGTAATTTTAACGTCGCTTCGGTAGCGGCATTATTAAGTTCTACATGTTCACTACCAATCGTTCCAGTTACTTCGGACATTATTTTCCTATCATTTTATGCGTATATAAATACTTAAAGACAATATTGTATTACTGACATAATAGTTATTTATTCGGAGAAAACCCATGGAATCAAACTTACCACAACAAACTAATCCGTTGACAAAATTTATGCGTCAACCTAAGATTTATGTTAAACTACCTAGTCAAGGCGAATTTTGGCCTGCTGAAAGTTTAGTAATGCCAGAAACTGGAGATTTAGCAGTATATTCTATGACCGCAAGAGATGAACTTATGTTAAAAGTTCCAGATGCGTTGCTTAACGGACAAGCGGTTGTTGAAGTTATTCAAAATTGTATACCTGCAATTAAAAATGCCTGGGATGTGCCAACCGTTGACATGGATGCTTTATTGATTGCGATCCGAATCGCAACCTACGGAGAAAAAATGTCTACTCCTGTAGCGTTAACTGTCAAAGACAACGACGATATTGAATTTGATTATCAAGTAGATTTAAGAGCAGTGTTAGACACATTAACAAGTCAAATTGGTTGGGATCCAATTGTTCCTATTAACGACACTATGACTGTATATGTTCGACCAATTGCTTATAAACAGCAAACTAAGTTAGGAATACAAACCTTTGAAACACAAAAGTTAATACAAATAGCCAATGACGAAAATATTCCAGAAAATGATAAGTTAAAGGCATTCACTGAAAGTTTTAATAAACTAACAGCAGTAACTATTGACATAGTTATAAACAGTGTTTACCGAATTGATACGCCCGACGGCTCAGTGGAAAATATTAATTTTATTAAAGAATTTATACAAAATTCTGATAAAGATGTTTTTAATAAAATACAAAATCATTTAGAAAAATTACGCGACCAAAATACTATTAAGCCTTTAACAGTAACAGTAACCGACGAGATGAAATCTAAAGGTATTGTTGAGGATACAATAGAGATCCCGTTAACATTTGATGCTTCAACTTTTTTCGTATAAGGCTTTTGTATCTAGATTTTGAAAGAATAGAAAAGCTAGTAAAGCAATATGAATCGGATACAAAAGCCATAAAAGAAGAATTACTAAGAATTTGTTGGTATATGCGAGGGAGCCTTAGTTACTCCGAAAGTCTCCTAATGGATATCGAAGACAGAGAAATTATCGCTAGTATTATTAAAGATAATTTAGAAAGAACATCCGAATCTGGACTTCCGTTCTTTTAAATTTCTCTATTCAAAAATTTACTGTAAAATTTACTTTCAATAGTTTGGCCTGTCATGCCAGCATGTTTAGCCATACTAATAATCTGTTGCTTAACTTGGGGTGAGCTTGTCATACTTGCTTGGTCAGCAGTTGCTTTATCCCACACTGTTTTTAATTCTCCTGCTATTTCTGATCCTTTCATTGCAGTAGTTGCCGGTGGTGTTGTATTAGCCGGTGGTGTTGTACTAGATGCGTTTGACTGTGTTGTAACACCTGTTGTATTAGTTGCGGTAGTATTAGTCGCTGTGGTTTGATTTTTTGCTTGATATTGTTGACGTGCATCTCGGTAGCCTTGAGCTGCCGCAGAAAATGCGTTTCTAACATTTCCAACTCCACCACCTATGCCTTTAGCCATACCTGTCAAGCTTAGTTCATCTAATTGTTCTTCGGATAATAGTTCAGTGATCTTCATTTTTTACCTAATTTAATATTATTTTTACAAATACATAGTATTATCGTTTTATTTACCTTTTTATTTATAGAGAATAACATATAATATCTTTTGATAAAACTTTATGTATCTATGTAAAATGAGCTAAAGCTCATTTGTTCTTTCGCTCACGCTCAGAACATTTTTTTCTTTCTATGAAAGATTTAATATTATCCAGATTTAATGGTCACACTTCGCCCTTACGGGCGAAAAAATAACATTATCCGAGTTTGGACAGTCACTTAGCGTTACAACATTACAGAGGCGGTTGGCCTGTACCCCGAGTTGCGTCTTCATCCAGCGGCGGTTTGCACATATACGCTAACATACGTACAAACGTAGGGTTTTTCTCCCTTCATTTTAGCCTATTTTTACTCTTTTCAAACAACTAAACCGCGGCAATTTGCGATCGTGGTCCTGTTAAGGATACTAGTTGAGTGCTTGGTACAGCGCCAAGTCTTCGGTCCCTGAGACGTTAATCCAGTTGACAACGGTTCGCCACCCGATGTTAGCCGGTGGTAGCTTATACTGTGTAATGAGCCTAAAAAAGTTTTTTTATGTGGGAGCCATGGATACGACAAACAATCTGACCGTTATAGTAATCATCTGATTCTAATACCCGATATTCAAATTGCAATCGTGCTTCTATGTAGCTACACTCTGCTTTTGATCGACAGTAGTGTAATATTTCTCTTGTGAAGTTTTCTGTGCCTAAGGATGCTACATCTTGGTTTAATGTTATGTTACTGCCGTAATAAGTTTGCCAGTCTGAATCTATTTTACTTCTAATTTTCTTACGTTTCTTTTTGCCGTTCTTTAACTTTACAGTTTTGTAGGTCGTTTTACTAAATTTTGCTAATTTTTTGCCTATGTATTTTTTATTATTTGTTAAATTTGTAATGCAATATACAAATCCTATTATATCATCTGGTAAAGATTCTACAAGTTGTCCTTGATAAGTCCATGTCATTATTCTTTCCATGTAACTATATGTTGACTAGGACTAAAACTTTCTACTTCCATGTCTAATTTATCAAACATATATGTTAGACTCTTTGCAGAGTGCATACAAACGTGACCATTTCGAGGAGCAATATACCAATAGTCTACTCCTGCATTACCGATAATATTGTTTATCAACGTGCTAATTACAAGTTGACCGCTTTCTGGATTTAAAAATGATACAATTTCTTTCGCTGTTTCTATAGGAGTTGGAGTATGTTCTAATACTTCAAATGCAGTAACCACATCAAAAGTTTTACCTTTTTCAAAAGCAGGTTCAGTTAACCACATAGGATCCCAACCTACTGCATCATATCCTTGTTTCCTTAATTCTTGGCTAAACGCATCTGTTCCTGCGCCGTAGTCAAGGACAGTAATAGTTTTATCTTCTCCTAGCATCGGAGAGAACCAGCTAACGCAGTCCGTGGGTCTTTTACCACCGTATTCTGGATCTACTTTGAGATAATCATCATTATAAATGTTTTCTAAAAAATCATCTTTAGTCCAATTGTCAAAATCAGTACTAAAAATAAACTGACATTCTTTACACTGATGATAGTAAATTGCAAAGCCCATTGAACCAAGCACAGTGTTATTTTCTTCTAGGCATGTGCTATTGAAATCTTTAACTCCAAGAATTTCTGTTTCTTCACCGCAGATTTTACAAGCAACATCCTGATATTTTGGTTCTAGCTTAATCATATATTAACCGGCTTTGGCTTCTTTACGAGCATTCTTTTCAGCAGTAATTTCATTACGGCGAGCTTTAACTAATTTGCCTAATTCCGCCAATGCTTTACGAGCACGAGTTCCTGCGGCCGCATTACCACTTTCAAATTTTGTGTTTTCTACTAAAAATGCTTCTACTGCTGATTTTAATTGTTCTGTACTATTCATTTTTTATTTTCC